AAAAATCAGTTCATCTGTAATAACAGGAAGCTTTTCAGATGACATGATTAGTAAGATTTATAAGTATTGTAGTTCAAATTAGATAATAAAGTATAGCAGGTTAAAATTTATGTGATAAGGTTGATATGCTTATTCAAGCAATACGGAATTACCAATAGCTAACCGCCATTAGTTATTGGTTTTTTTATGGAGTCCAGAGAGATACTTCACCTGTGTTGTAATCAAAGTCTCCATCTCTCAGTATTCTTGCAAGCTGTGCGTTAAGTACAGCATCAGCAAAGTCATATTTCTTTTTTTCATAAGCAGCTACTACCTTCTCCCACATCTGTTCCAGTGTTTTAGATTCTCCCAGTATCTTCTCTGCTGTTACTGGTCCTACTTTATCTATACCAAAATAGTTATCTGTACTGTCTCCTGTGAGGGCTTGTTTCATCCAATGTCGATCAGCCTTACGTTTGGTTATGAGTTCTAAGTCATCACCTGCAAGCAGTGTGCAAGGTACAGATCTCATGTCCTTATCTACTGAAACTATGATTGGGTTGTCGTATTGTTTGCTAGTGGCTAGAAGAGCCATAACATCATCTCCTTCTAACCCATCAAAACTTTTTGATTCATACTTTTCTCTTACTTGTTCTACTACTTTCTTAAAGGCTAAAGGTTTTCTTTTGTTCTTTCTATTGGCTTTGTACTCTGGATATATTGTATGTCTGAAAGTCGGGTACTCAGTAAAGCACATAACAACATCCTTATCTCCTTCAGCAATAGTCTGATAGTAAGAGACTCTGCCATCTATCATTTCATGTACATCTCTTTCATCAGAATGAAGAGTGTGTAAGTTGTCATCCCATTTTATGTCCTGTTCACAGGCACAACATGAAGAATACAAAAGCCAATCAGCGTCAATTAGTAAAGTCATTAATCTCCAAAGTAGTTGGTTGCAGGTACGACTAGCCTCCCTGTGCTTTGGTCATACAATAATTTATCTATTGGTCCTGTCATCCCTGTATGTCTGTTCTTCAGTACTCGTAGCTGTAGTTCTGCTCTCTCTGCATAGCTTTCTGATTGCTGATTTCTTTCTGCACTGATACATAAATCTGATAGCTGTAATATTCCAGAGCTACCTCTTAAATCTGAAGTACTAACAGTGCTTCCCTGTTCATGCGACACACCTTGAGGTCTTCTCAAATGGCTGACAAGAATCAAACCTATACCAGTAGATTCAACGACCTGTCGTAATTTTGTACACGCAATATCAATAGCTCTTCTCTCATCCACATTATCTATACCAGAAACAACTATTGTCAGATGATCCAATATCACTACGTCTACACCTTCTGCTGTTGCAAGGTAGGTGATCTGTTCTATCAACCTGTCAGGGTCCATAGATCCGAAATGATCATATAAGAATAGTTTTTCTGTACCAAACAACCTGTCAAAAGATTGTTTCAACCCTTCTGTTTCTTCTACATTATCCTCAAGGTGCAGGGGTTTATTCATCTCTACACCGAGTATCCCCTGCATTGTTCTTTGTACACTCTCTTCAAGTGCAATGTAACCAACAGTAAGTTTATTCTTAAGAAAGTGATGTGCCAGTTCTCTACATATAGTTGACTTACCTGTACCACTACCTGCTGCTATCGTTATCATCTGGCTTTTACGAAAGCCTTTTGTAAACTGATCCAACTTTGGATAAGGAAAAGGGCAAACGCTGTTAGATCCTTTCTTTGTTAGTTCTTCCCAGAGGTTACTGGCATTAAGTATTCCATCTGGTCTAACAGGTGTTGCTTGGAATAAGAGTTTTCTAAGTTCTTCCCCCTCCCCTGCGAGGAGCATTTCATTAGCGTCTTTTCTAGGGAGTCTACATATAGCTGCCTTGCCAGCAGGTAAGATTTTAATTGCTTTTTCGGCAGCAGCCATGCCAGGCTCGTCACTGTCAAAACAAAGAACTATTCGTACAAATTGAGATAACCATTTTAAATTTGCTGCTAAGTACTTGTTAGCTGATTGTGATCCAGAAGGCAAACTTACCACAGGAAACTTGTTACCTTGCACCTGAGAAACAGACATACAATCAATCTCTCCTTCTGTGATAGTGACAAACATATTACCTGTATTTTGTTGTCTCCATAATCGTTGACCCCATAGTTGGAGTTCTGTTACATCACCAAGCCAGATAAATTTTTTGTTCTGAAATCTAATATGCTGTGCAGCTTGCCTACCTAACTTGTCTTCATAGGTAGCGACCTGTACTGGTTGACCATTATGTTCTGATATACCGTAGTTAAATAGTTCACAGGTTTCTTGTGTTAAACCACGTTTCGGTAAAGGTCTTGGTGATACAAATTTTAATAATGGTTTCTTCACTGTCTTGATAAAAGATTTTCTGGGTTTATCTTTTTCTGGCTGCATTGTGTAACTGCAACCAAAACAAAAACCATGACCGTCATCGTAGATAGCCATGTTATCTTTACTGCCACACTCAGGGCAGCTAGTCTTTCTTACATACTTGCTCTTGCTGTTCATACCATTCTTCTGGGATAGAGCCATGACTCCAAAGAAAACCATGCTTGGTTGCCCAAGCACCGTAGGTTAAACTTCTTTTGCCACGACTCAATTTTGCTTTACTATTCTGAAAACAGAAACGTATATCTAGTTCGGGTCTTTGCGTCTTAATCGCAATATGTTTTCTTCTGTCCTCTTTTGAGAAGAAGCCCTTAGTTTCAATACAGATGCCGTTGTCAAGGATGAAATCAGGCTTATAAACGCAACTGATTTTGTAGTTAATATCGAGTGTTTCATATGTAAATTGAATTTTATTTGCATGAAGTGTAGCTGCTATTCCAGCTTCAAACTTGCTTCTAAAATTCGTCCCCTGCACCGACTGTCTCAAAGCCTTTAACTTTGGGCTTCTCTTCTGGGGCTGCTTCCTCGATTTCAAAACCATAGCCTTGTGCTGTTTTTGTATATTCAATATGTTTATGGATGATCACAGCTTCTGGTTGGATCTTTATGCCAACACCAAAGCTAGGATTTTCCCATCCACTACATCTCATATTGACCTGTCCAGTTGTACCAGGACCGCACTTGTTAACCTTCTCTCTTTCTGCTTCAGACATAGGTTGACCTTGTGCGTTATACAAAACAGGTGGTCGTTGTTTCCACTGCGTTCCATCTGATCTGACACCACCACCTTTCATCTTGGTTTTTACTCTGAAGTATGGCTTGCCATCTATGTCTTCAAAGCTAAAAGGTAAAGGAGCAAGCTTGTACTTCTTGTTAGGGTTGGCAATCTTTAGTTGTGACTTCCATCTATCTAACAGACCATTAAGTTGTTCTTCAATGTCAGCAGATTTTTCTGGATCAATAAGACATTCGACCTGCCATATTCCTGACGCATCAAACTTAGTGTCGGGTTCTACTAGCCATGCAAATTGAAATAGACATACTGGTGTCGTAATGTTGATGATTTCTGATTTAATCATTTGGAAATTTCGGTTAAAGTTTCTTTTTTGATCGTCCATGTTAGACGTATTTATGATGTTACCGTACATTTTTTATCTGTCATCCCTTTGTCAGCTAAATACATATGGTGCTAATAAAACTTCGCAGATATTAAAATCCCCTAAGTCTGGTGGTGTTGGTAATTTTCTAGGTTTATCAAGTTGTTGTACTGATTGATCGTATAGATCATCTAATACATTATCGGTGTACATTTCTACAAAGGATTCTTTTACACAGGATATAAATTCTTGGATGTCAGCAGCAGTAGAACCAAAACAATCATGGATAGTTGTAAAGTTTGTAAGACCTTTCTCCTTACTTTTATGCAATGCTAAATGTACATTAGCAGCGTCTAAACTATGGACAAAGTTAGCAGCAAAAGACTGACTTGTTTTTCTACTGTCAACCTCATCTGTCTTATCAGTAAGTGACAACCTTATAGTGCTAGTACCTATTTTGGTCTTTACTTGTTTACTATTAAGCTTGTAATAATTCTGGTTAATATAAAACTTAGACGGTGTATTCCACTTCATTACTTTACTTTCATTACCAAAACATTTAGCAATGTCTGTTAAATATTGCATGACTATTGATGATTTAGGACATACTTTTTTTACTATCTGAACAATCTTTCTTGCCAAGAAATAGTTATGTGCAAAGTCATCTTGTGGCCAGGGCAACTCAATATCTTGCTGATGTATATAATCTTTGATTGCATAACAGATACCATACAAAGTTCCGCTATACGGAATCATCATTATTGGTTTCTTTACAAACTTTCTTGTTATAAATTCCCTATGTTCATGCCAATCTTTAGCCAAAGAATCTTCACTGTCAGCTAATTCAGCAATCAGTTCTGTT